AGCTGTTGCCAGCCCTCATCGTCTTTGCTGGTGATGGTGGACGACTCGTTCCCGATCTCGATGGATTTAGTCCGCATCCCGCCTACGGTCGTGAAGGTCGGTGGCGATAGGCCATCGCTTAACTTAATGAGGATGTCGCGGCCTCGGCGTGCCATGGTAATTCCCTGTTGTTAGATGCGCGGCAGGAGTGTCCGGTCTGATGCAAATCTTGCTGCGCGGCTTATGATCTGGCCTGGTGTCTCGCCATCATCATTCCAGATGCCTACAGCCTGTCTCCTTGCGATCAGTGTTGCATTCGATCCTGCAAATTGCTCCGCTTCGGATGCAAGGGTTAGCGCATTATCTGCTACCACCTTTACGATCGCGCGTCCTAAGCCGTTGGTGTATGCGATCGACATCCTATTGCCTGGAAAAAGTTTTGCGAATTCCGCATCGCATTCGGCCAGGTCGGCATCAAATGTTGGTTGTGCTGTATCCAGTACGTAGTATGTGGTGGTTGCCATGGCCTATGCCCTTATGAGCGTGCAGATGTCTGAGCTTTCCAGGGCGATCGAATAGGTCTGCTCCGCGCTGTGCTCGCCTGCGTACTCAAAGCTGGTGACCACGAACATGCCCTGGATGATATCTCCGTTCCCGAAGGTCAGCTGCATCTCGTTAGATGAATGGTCGAATGCCCATCCCTCGAGGGTGTTGATCACGGCGTCGTCCTTGAACACGCCGGCTGCGCTGGTCGATACTGTCCGGAGGCCGCTGTCTTCCTGGAGCATCCGCCATGGCCCGTCTTCGTCCGTGGTGATGTCCACTGTCTCGAGGTTCACGGATAGGGTGTTGGTCCGCAGGCCTGCTACCGTTGTGAACGTCGGTGGCGATAGCTCATCGGTAAGCTTCAGCAGCATCTCTCTACCCTTGAATGGCATTGTCTGGTTCCCTTGGTGGTTATGCTCGGGTCATTGTACAGCTATCGGCGCTTTCCATCGAGATACTGAATTCCTGTGGTCCTACATGCTCGCCGGTGTGCTCGAATGATGTCACCTGGAAGACGCCCTGCACTATGTCACCGTTCTCGAATACGATCTGGTATTCGTTCGTGTCGCCGGTCACTGCATCGTTCTCGATGTCTTTGATGATCGCGTCATCCTTGAAGACGCCGCTTCCTGATAGGGATACTGTCCGGAGGCCTACATCGCCCTCGAGCATGCGCCATGGCACATCGTCGTCGGTTGTCTTGTCGGCGGTTTCGTTCGCTATGGTGAGTGTCTTCGAGCGGATCCCGCCTACCGTGGTGAAGGTTGCCGGTGACAGGCCATCGCTCTTTTTGATTAGGATGCTTCGACCTTTGCCTGCCATTTTACTTCCTTAGTCTGATGGGCTGTCAGCGCATGCAGTCAGTGCGCCGGTCACGGAGAAGTCGCCGCCGTATCCAGCATTTCCTTCGAATGTACCAAACGGATTCGGCAAGTAAATGGCTGGCTGGTTACCCGTTGGTGTTGAGCCATCGGCGCCAAGGTCAACCGGCTTGCCTGCCGCGGTTATAAATAATCGACGGTTGGCTTCCACGCTGATGTCCAGGTATTCGTCGGTGTTGAAATAAAACTCGGATAGGCAGCCGTTGAGCTTGCTTGCTCCGGCGGTCGTTGCGCCGATTCCCCAATCTGTCTGCGTGTAGTCTACATCGCCGTTTCTGAATAGCGGTGATGTGCTGAATTTCGCGAGGTCGTCTAGGTATCCCTGCACGATGTCGCCGGCCACCGATGTATCCCAAGCGAACAGGATGTGCCTCCAGCCTCCGGACGCAATTAATCCAGCGATGCTCTCTGCGAAATAGAAATCTCCAGCTGCGTTCGTCCCTGAAAATCCTAACGCATTAGCGGCAGATCGCTGAACGTCGATGCCTCTACCGGCTATTGCTGCTGTGAGGAATCGTATCAGGACGCTGTCGGCGTTATTCAGGTCCACCCAAAATGACAGGATGCCCTTGTCGGTATCGGTGACGCTGGTCAGGGCTCCGGCTCTCCGGATGTAATCATTGGTGCCGTCGAAGTTTGTTGCGCTGGCGGTATACGGTGCTGGTCCAGGAGCTGCTCCGCCACCTGGTAGCCTGCGTGGACGGCGATTGGATAATCCGCTGATGAGGCCCGATCGCATGATCTGGGCCTATGAGTAATATGAGACGTTAAGGATCGCGGTGGCTGCGGCTTCGAAGAACTTGATCGCGTCTAGGTCGTCGCCGTTATAAACCCATGGCGCATCCCCTGCTATCAAGATCATTCCCACTGTGGCCGTCGGATCAGTCCCGTCGTCTCTCCATCTGACGTTCTGGTCCTGGGCCTGCAGCGCTACTATCCTGGCGCCCGTTGGTGGCGTGAGGGCTTTCGCAGATGTCAGTCCTGTGATCTGCTCATACCCGAGCGGCTTGATATTGCCGTCGACGACATAGGTTCTGGATCTTGGTGGTGGCATGATGCCCCCCTATTTCGTTAGACGATTATACCGCTGTCCAGGTAGGGCTGGCCTTCGTGCCGGTGTTCTTGTACGGCGCTCCGTTGTCGGTACGGATGGCCTGCGAGCCTGGTCCTGCCCAGCCTGCTCCGTCGCCTGATGTCCCGTCTGTCAGTGCTCCGGTGACGCTGAATATCCACACATCGTTTCCGATAAGGATACCGCTATCGAATCCGCCAGCTCCCTTGGTGCGCTTTACTACTGGTCGTTTGGTTAGTGCCATGGTGCTTTCCTCTCGGTGCTACGGTCCCGCCGGCCTACTTCTTGGCGGTGCCCTTAGTCGTACCTTTCTTTTTGGAACTACCGGCCTTCGTGCGGCTCTTGCGCTTAACCTTGGTCTTGGCCTTAGCCTTGACCTTGGTCTTTGCCTTGGCTTTCGCTTTTGGCTGCGTGGTTACTGCCTTCTTGCCGGTACCCTCATCCTTGTTTGCGACTTCCAGTGGCGCCTCATAAAACTTGACGTATCCACTCCCTTCCAGCGCAAGGCGCTGCCTCAGTGGGACTTCGAGCAATACCTCGCCAGGGATTTCCGCCCTGGGTTGGATTATGTTACCCAGCAGCTTAAGCCGCCGGATTGCTCGCCCACCCAAGCTGCCTGTGCTGGCTAGGGTCCGCTTCATGATACGGCGGCAGAGAAGAAATAACCGAGGCCGCTACCCACGACCTTGTGGTCGTATGCAAACTCGCCCTCGATGCGGTCCGACTTCAGAGCTGGCATGCGGAATGAGCTGATCGCTACACCCACTGTGCTGGCCCCTGTTAGTCCGCGCCATGCGAACGTGTAACCGGCTGATGGTGTCAGCAGGCCTGGCGTTGGTGCGACGTATGACAGCAGCGCGTTGTTGCCCGCGATGAATGCATTAACGTCTGCCGCGGCACCCTCGTTGGCCGTGTTGTAGCTGGCCTTCGATACCATGTAGCGGTCCACTTCGAAGAAGCGTGCCAGCATCTGCTCGGTGATCGAGTCAGGGCTGGTGTACTTGAAGCGTTCCGTTACCAGTGGGTGGCGTTTCAATGCCTGGTGGACCTTGTAGCCTACTGTCAGCGTGTTGGGTTCGAAGCCCGTCGCTATCAGAATGGCGGCCTTACCGGTGTCGATGTCATTCTCTGGATCAGAGGCTGCATCGTCCCATGCGGTAAAGTCTGTTCCGCCGACAACATCGGTGTCCCAGATACCGATGCCAAAGAAGTCCGTTGTCCACTGGACCTCTCGTGCGATCAGGAATAACTGAGTCAGGAAGCGCGAGGCATCCTCATCCACGTCGATCGCAGGATCCGAGTTCGCACGAACTGGATCTGGTACGTCCTTGTGGTACGCATAAATGTCTGCGCTATAGGTGTCGTTCCCGACATTGAAACCGCCGCCAGCAGACTCGGTGCCTGGTGCGCGTGGCTTAACTTCATCACGGCGGAAGTCTCCGACGGTGTACGTGTAGTACTTGTCGGATTGCTTGTCGACCGGAACGGTCGGGAAAACTCGACCGGCTACGAAGTTGGTCGCGTCCTGTACGTAGGCTACGCTGATGTTCGTCAGTGCAGCATCGATATGGACGTCACCCGTGGTTGGCTGTGGCATTGTCTCTCTCCCTGCTATTTATTATCTGGTCGATCTATCCTGTGGCTCTCCGCCTGCAGGATTACTGTGCTTCGACGCGGTATGTTTGAAGTCCGATCGTCACAGAAGCCAATTCGCCGACCGCTGCCCCCTCAAGTACTACGCCGCCGCAATAATCGCCGACGTCTGCACCTGTTACCGTTGCCTCGACCTTCTTGGCCGTGCCTGATGCTGTGGTACCCCAATGATCGCCGGCCACCAGTGTTTCCGATGCCTCGATCTTCGTGATGCCGGCCATCATGACATTGGCTGCCTTGGCGGCTGCTGGTTTGTTCTGTACTACACCCAGGACCAGCTCGCCGTCGGTGTCGCAGATTTCGACCGCGCCGTCTGTGGTGCTCTGGCGCACGCAATAAAATTGCTTAGTAGCCAGGGATACCGCTGATGCAACCAGCCCTGCTGGCTGAAATAGTGGGATTTCAAAGCTCATGATCGTTCCTCCGCTCGTACCTTAAGTTCACTGTCCGTGTTTAGTCGGTGCAGCGCTATTTACTCGTTAATGATTAGTGCTGTGCCGTACCGCGGCGCTCATCCTTGTACTGCTTACGCAATTCAGGGTTTCGCTCCAGTGCAAATTGGAATCCCTTCTCGAAGGTCACGCCATCGGCATCGCTGATGGTCTTGGCCAGGACATTCAACTGCTCGAGAGCATTGCCTGCTACGTTGCCGTCGCCGCCGATCTCCTTGAAGACCTTGGCCTGGGCTTCGTTGGCTGCTTTCAACAGGCCTTCGAATGCTGTGTACTCATCCGCGCTCATTGCCTTGCTGGCTGATTTCATAATGGCGCCCAGCTCGATCGCTGTCATTGGAATCTTGTCGAACGTAGCGGCCTTCTCGATGAATGCCTTGGTGACGGCCTCATCCTGCATCTTGGTGATGGTGTCACCCTGGGCCTGGAGCTGTACGGCCTGGTCATCAAGGACCTTGCGAACCGCCTCTGGCAATGCTGATTTGTCGATGCCTGTGCCGTCATCGTTGTCGCCGGTGCCGGCTGCATCGATCGTGGCCTGCAGTGTTTCGTTCGCAGATGTCAGCGTTTCGTTCGCCGTTGTCAGCGTGTCGAATTCCTTCTTGAGGTCATCGAACTTCTTTTGCAGTTTCTGTAGTTCGTCCATTGGTTCGCTCCCGTCCTTCATTATTGAGTTCAGTACTGATTGGTGAAACTGCATCAGCGTCTCTGCCGCCGCTGCTTGCTTGTCCTCGATGTCTTCGTCACGGAGGATGCTGCTTAGTGAATCCTGCAGGACATAAATCTTGTCCCACATATCCTGCTCGTTCTCTCTGGCCGACATTAAAGCATTAAAACTTTCGGCCTTCAATATCTCTGGCAGGTCAGCGATGGATTTGTCGGTGTGGATTAAGAGCCAGGAATCGACGATCGATTGGTGGTCTTGCTTCTTGATTTTGCCTGGCATCTCACCTGGTTCCTTGTCTGGATTGTCCGCTATCCATGCTGCATGGGTGCTTTTTCCCACAGTGTTACTGCCCTTGTCAAATAAATCATCGGCGTGGCGCTTGATGAGCATGATGTGTGATCCGCCGTTCGAGCCTCTGTCTACGAGTGATACCTCGCCCAGAATGAGGTCCGTCAACTTCTGTTTCTTACTCATCAATATCGCTCCTGATGCCGCGCCCGCCAATGCTAAACATGGAATACTCGCCTGTCTTTACCTTGTCGAAGACGTCCTGTGCCACCTTAAATCCTACCCACCATCCCTCGGGTACGGTGCCGGCTGGTATTCCCATAGCTTCCTGCTTCTCGAGCGTTAGCATAACAGATTCCACCATTGTGCCAATTCCCTCTACCCGCTGGTGCATCTCGCCTGCCTTCCGGACGTCCAGAACGAAGTCGTATGCTGCCTTCTCTAACTCCTCCGGTGAGATGGTATCGTCCTGGGAATCGACCAGCAATTCGCCTGCCTCGTTCCTGGATACATTGGCCCAGCCGAACACAAGGCGCTGCTCTGCATCGAACTTTATGAATTCGCCGCTGATGTTTACCAGGTTGTCCTTCTTGACCTTGGCCCATTTGCCGTCGCTGCCTTCCACCCAGCCCCGTTTCTTTAATGCCCCCCAGGCCGATTGGATTGCCGCTTCCTCCGAGAGGCCCCGCTCGAGCTGCTCATTGGCTGCTTTCATGAGTTCCTTCTGGCCGGATGGTGATAATGCCCCCCGGATGGTTTCTGGTAATTCATCGATTTTCGCGTATGGCACGGTGTTGTCTCCCTTCATGATCCACATGGTATAGGTATCGTTGCCGACGGTGACCTGGATGACGGTCTTGACGTCTCCGCCCTCGCCCTCCTCATCCATATCGTTGTTGTCTTCGGGTCTGATTAAGCGCTGCGCCTGGATGGCGAAGTCGGTATTGTCGTCGAATGCCAGGTTCCGTTTCTGCAGCTCCCGTCGTATCCAGTATCCGGCATAGACGATGTCATCGGTTGATGCTCCGGCATTGGTGGCCTCGAGGTATTGCATCTGCATGCTGGTCCAGGCCATTGCGACCTCGCTATCCTTCAGCGTGGCCAGGACGCCTGGTGTGCAATTCTCACATTCGATTTTGCTGATCTTTCCTGGCATCGGTGGTCACCTTGATTCCCTGGTTGAATAGCTGTCTCTCGAGCCATCGGTAGTGCGTATGATAGTCATTTTCCGTGACGTGTAAAATCATAAATTCATCGAGCGCTACTTCGTCGCCGTTTTTCTCCTGCTTCAGGTTCCGCTCTGTCTCCTGGATCATGTCCCTGGTCAGGTCCAGTATCTGGATGTATATCCGACGCTGCTCATTGTCCTCGGCGAACTCAACCGGCTCCGGCTTCTGGATCCGATCACTCACTCTGGTGCTATTCCAAGTCCACATCTGCAGCTCGGGTGTAGCGGTGGTGTCAGTTCGGTGTATGACCTGGTCCCGCCCCTGGCGCCGGTCACGGTGGACGTGAACGTGTCCTCCAGGCCTACGACCTTGCCATCTAGCTCCTCACAGAACGGGCACAGCCGGTCATCGTCGGTCACAATCCACACCTTCTTGGCGTCCCTGGGCAGGAGGCCTTCGTCTACGGCCTGGCGCCATATGGTCTGCTGGCCCATGTTGGCCGCCCGTATGGTCTCCGTCCTGGCGATGTTCCTGGCTCGGTATCTGAGCTGGCGCTGTGTGTACTTCTCCGTCATGCGCTCGACCTGGGCTGCTGTACGGCCCTCGCTGATGAGCATCTCACGGAAGTTCTCGACCGCTGTTGCCTGCCTGGGCAGGAGACCTACTGTCTCGCGGATCTGCTGTGCCTGCTGGAATGGGTGGCCGCCCCTCTCGAATGCGTTCTTGATGATCTCCTGGACGCCCTCCTTGGTCTTCCGGCTGATCCGCTGTATCAGGTCGAACTTGTATTGCCGGATGAATTCAATCGATTGCGGGCTGGTCAGGTCGAAGGTCATGCGGGCCCCCACGACTCCCTCCATTAGTCCCGCGGTGGTCTGGGCTGCGTTGATGAAGGCCCCTTGCAACTCTGCAACAACCGGCCCGAGCTCCTTTTCCATGTTCTCGAGTTTTAGGGCCCGCAGCACGGCGAACTGGTCGCCTTCCCGCACGATGGTCTCCAGCTGCTTGGCTGATACCTTCCCCTTGAGCTCCTCGATCGCCTCCCTGACCTGGCGCTGTATCTTTGGCCTGACCTTGTCCGCTATGGCATTAAGCTCGTTATAGAACGCCTTGGTTGGCTTCTTGGCCATTGCCTATTCCTCGATGATCTTCGGTGGCAGATCACCATGTTCTCGGAGGATGTTCTCGAGGGCATCATCTGGGAATAATTCCATGCCGGATGCGGTCAGGTTCTTGATGTACTCGCTCAATTCCTTCAGGTTCACGCTCTCGATGTCGCCGAAGTTGAGCTCGGGCATCTCCTCGGTCTGCATCCCGTTCACACGGAATAGCCTGGGTATTGCGTGGCGGTTGAATACTGCCTTGATGGATTTCAACCAGGCCCCCATGGCCGTGGCGAATAGGTCGGTCTTCGAGCTGCTCAGTGCAAAGCTGCCCACCTTCTCGTGGCCTAGCATGATGAAATCTGCCAGGACGGTCATCGCTATGCGCTGGTCGTAGCGGGTGATGATCGCGCTGGTGTCGAATTGCCGGCTGCCTCCGGTGGATAGCAGCTCGAGTTCGTAGAGCTTATTGCCGCTTTCGTCGGTGTCGCCTGGGAACACTACGCCTTCCTGCTCATCTCTCCGGATGTTCCGGACGATATCCTTGATCGCGTTGAATACGGCCTTGTCGTTGGCGGTAGCGGAAGCGGACATGATCTTGGCTGGCACATAGGCTACGGGCAGGCCGGCCAGGTCTCGCTCGATGCCGATGCCCTCGATCTCCTCGATCTGCTTCTTGAAGTACCAGGGTCGATATGCCGATCGCAGTATGCTCCGGCCCTCTGGATTATTTTTGGCGGTGTTGGCTCTGAACAACAGGGCACGCCCGATCGGGATAAATACTTCCTGGCCGCTGCTGATACGCTGGTACATGCCCTGGATACCACCGTTGTCATCGATCTCCCACCTGGTCTTGGTCTCCTGCGCCCTGGGTGCCAGCTTGCGCCATCCTATCCGCCCGTCGTCATAGGCGCTGCGCTGGCTCGGGTCCTCGCTATCCCCGCCCCGCTTCTTGTAGACCACCTCGTGGTACGAGAATCCAAACGGCAACAGAGACATAATCTCGCTGATGGTGTCCTCCCAGGTGTTGCTCATGTCTTCCATGCATTCGGTAACGAATTGCGCATCGTCCATGTGGCCCTGGTCCTCGCTGGCTGGCTCTACCCGCCAGGTGACGTTCCGGATCAGCATGTCGATGGCGAAGAGGATCGCGCCTACTACGGGATCGTTGTCCCGCATCTCGCGGTATGTCTTGGTGCCCCTGGTGCCGATGAGCTCTCGGAGGAACTCCTCACGAACAATGCCTCCGTGCTGCTTGAGGCCCGTCTGTCCGATCTCAATCATGTCGTTTTGTTCGTCTGCCATGGGCCTCACCTATCCGCTGGTTGTTCGCTGGTTCGCTGGATTATTACAGGTCTATACCTGTTCTGCCAATCATCGGCCCCGCCAGGCACTCTGGCCGGCGATGCTAACCGGTATCTCGATCTCGACGTCCTTCCTGCCGCCTTTCAGCCACAGGAGGAATTGGCTCATGGCGTCGAGCTCATCCCAGCTGTCCGGTGTCGGGTATTGCGATAGGTACATCTCGAGGTCGGTCAGCCATGGTGCATCGATGTAATTCTCATCCGGCAGGGCGATCACTCCGGCCTCGATGTGGCCTATCTGTACGTCGAACCGTGACGGCTTGTCGGTGGTGGGTATGATGCCGATCACTGGCAACGTGGTCTCCTCCTGCAGGTCCTGGATCAGGGACTGCCCGCTGGCCTTATCCTCGATGATGACCGTGTCCGGCTTCCAGTGCTTGGCCAGGAGTATGACCATCCGCTTGAGGTCTGGGTATATCGCGCGTTCTTTCCAGATGTGTGACAGGAGCCAGGTGGTTTTCCGCCGCTGGTAGATCTCGATTACCGATGGATCGTTCTTGATGCCTGGCTTGTTGCCGGTGTCGATGCTGAATATCGTCTCATCCGGTCCCTCGAGCAGAGCCCTGAACCTGGGAAACCATGCCATTTTGATCTTGTTGCCGCCCTCGGGTACTGGGTTCTGGTCGTATTGTGCCGAGAATGCGTAGGATCCCATGGCCTGCTTCTGCCTGGCGATGCCGGCTTTGTCGTGCCGCTCCTCCCACAGGACCTCATCTTTCTCCCTGATGTACTCCTTACCGCTCCGCGGGAATATAAATATCTTGCGGTCCTTCGGTGGGCTGGCCGATAGCTGGATCACCTCGTATCCGCCCTCGGACAATATGTGGCCGGCTACGTCCCTGCTATTCAGCCTCTGCATGGTCACCACGATGGCGCCGGTCTTCGGGTCGTTGAGCCTGGTGCTAAGGTTCTTGCGAAAATCGGTTACTGCCGATTCCCGCTGTACGTCCGATTCGGCCTGCTTCACATTGTGAGGATCATCCACAACGATCCTGTTGCCGCCTGTGCCCGTTCCCAGGCCTCCGGTGCCGCGACACTGCATGACACCGCCCTCACTATTCCCCTGGTTGGTCACCAGATTCTGATCGGCTCTCAGCTGGTATATGCCGCCCCAGTTCTCCTGGTACCAATCCGATTGGATGATGTCCCGTCGCTCGCGGCTGTGCTGCCTGGCTAGATCGATCGCATAGGACGAGAAGAGCCAGCGCATGGAGGGTATCTGGATCCACTCCCA